AAAAATATCATACATTTATTTTCAACACTACACTTTGACAATATCTAAAATTAAAATCAAAATATTTATCATCTAAAAATGAACACTAACACTTCTTGTTTCATCAAATTTGAAAGTGGGTATTGGAAGAGAGTATTAAAACAAATAAGAGCTATACAAGAATATGAGCACCTTCTTTGATCGCCAGACCGACTTTGTGACCTTCTGCGGCCAGCATCGTGAGTGTATAGATGGTCTTGATGCCAGTGAGTTGGCAGAACTGCTCCTGTGTGAATCGTGGGCGGCAAAGCATGTCGCGAGGCGTGAACAGAAGAATCGCGAGGAGATTAAGAAGCTGAAGGAGGAGATCGCGGAGCTCAAGAAAGAGAAGGCCTGCTCCGGCATAGACGATTATGGGCGTGACTACTCTGTAGGGAACTCCTACGACTTGGTGATGGATATGGTCAAGACTGCCCCGAGCATGTCCCTACTCCGGTGGGCAGTCGCATGCGATCTGGGAGAAGGCGACCTTCACGAGTGCTACACTGAGATTGAAGAGCCCGACAAGTATTGGAATCATGCCAAGATGATGCGTGAACGTGTCAGGAAGGAGGAGAAGGAGGAGGAGGCCGCGAAGAAGGAAGCCCCATAAATCTACTAACACTTAAGAACATCCTTTAAATACTTTATCATTCATTATTATTATCATTTTTTATGAGCATCATGTTAACCGATCTTCAAATTTGAAACCCTGTTTTTTTAGAATAAATTATATTTTAAAAGGGAAGGGTCGCAATGCCTTCAAAAAAGATGCGAGCAAAGAACAACAAGAACAAGACGAAGAAGGAGATCACACAGCGATATGATCGTAAAACAGGCCCTGAACTTCCCGAAGGCACAAGGACATACACAACTTTGACCGAGGAGGACCTAGAGTTCATGAATCACTTGATCAATCACTACTTTGAGAAGGGACCAGGATGGTGTGCCGAGGATCATTATTTTCAACTGGGTAGTGTAAGAGTTAAGGAAGGTGATTGTATTGTCCTTCAAGGGGCAGCAGGGGGTTACTTCTGCTACACTTATGATAATCTTGGGCAGTATATTAATAAGTGCCATGATATGGGAGGCCTGACCATCGTTGAGCAGGGGCAGTCACGACGGCCCATGAAGGTGAAGGTCAGGGGGAGTCAAGTGGGCCAATAATCATTCATCTTTCGTAATATATTTTATCCAGCTTATCTTTATTAATAAAATCCAAATTTGAAACTTTTTTTATTGTGAGTATAAATCAAAAAAAAGAAACATAGTTAAGAATAAATGTCAGACATCATCAACCAATCCTACCAGTTCACGCCAGAAGGCATCATGAAAATGAGTGATGTAGATGTCTTAATGACATTCGCAACTCTCATGGGTCACACCGAAGATGTAGAACAAAGAGAATCACTTGAAACAGCCATTCGCTTGGCTTTCAGAACTCCCAGCTTAAACTACGAACAGGGCTACAAAGTTATTGACGCATTTTGTCAAAGATTCAAACCGGTCATCAGTCAATCATTAGAGAAAATATGTGATCTCATCACTCCAGAGTTCACAGGCAAGACACCCGATGGTGAGCCCATGGACTATCAAGAGTGGCTCGCAATGAGACAAATACAACAAATGGGCATGGGTTCAATGTCGCCCCTCTTTGAACAACACATGTTCGGTGATTGGATCAATCGTAAACTTGTTGTTGATTGGTTCTTCAATGAAGCAGTCCGTGAAGATGATACTGCCCCTACTGAAATAAAAAATGGAGAGTTCGGTAAAGGTCTCTTCGCTTCAAGAGACATCAAAAGGGGCGAACTCATCGCATACTATCCTATGGATTGGGTGGCTGATAGTCACCTCTGTCCAATTCAAGATAACGGAGATCCTTACTCCACAGAACAACAAAAATGGATCTGTATTCAAAATGGTGCGATCATTGGATATGGTAATCCCAATATGCCGGATGATGCTGAAAGGATCATGAATGAAAATCGTGAGGCCGCCGGTGGAGTCTCAAACAGACTCATGGATTACGGATACTCATTCGCTGGTCAGGATGGATATGTTCACATTTGGGGTGATCCCGAATGTAAACACAAAAACTCATGGTTCAGGGGGCACATCATCAATGATGGAGCTTATCACAAAGGTCAAACTCAAGATGGCTACGACAAGATGTTTCAAGAAGCTCAATGTGGAGATGCCAATAAAATAAATTGTAGACTCTCTACAAGAATAACAGCTGATAGGGATATCAAAAAGGGAGAAGAGATCCTAACAGCTTATGGATCTGATTATTGGTTCGGGGGCATCATGTCGCCCCAGGGTGTCAAGAAGGAGTATGACCCCGAATGCTACACCCCAAAAGATGCCGCTGTCTGTAGAGATGCCATGTTTCACATGAACACTGGTCAAAAGAAAAAAGCAAAAAAACAAAAGCAAGACATCGCTGAACAACAAATAAAAACTTTCAATCTGTTCAGAGATCACATCGCAAAGAAAGAACATGTGCCCGATAACAACCAATGGAGAGTTTGTATCACAAATGTTGATGTAAAAGAAGGGGCATTGGACGTTGAGGCGGTGGTCGTATCAGGTATGCCCGATAGGGAGTGGGTTGAAGGAGACCCCACACAATTCTATCACTACTATCAAATACCTCACTGATCATCATTCAAAGTATTATTAATTATTTTCATCATTATCTCAAATAAAGGTATTAAGTCAGGGTGAGCTGTCAGTATCTCTCTCATCCGCTGAACTTCAAGAATATTTTTTACATCTAGCTTTTCAATTTCCATTTATTAAAAGTTTTATTTTTTATTTTTTTTTACCCCGAAAATTATTTTGCGATCGTCGGCTTTTTGAGGTATCATGTTTGTAATACTTTTTAACTCTGCTCTCACGTCAGCTTCGTCTTCAGATGTATTTTTATATAATTGAACACCCAATGGTGTATCTCTCAAAGGGTCTGTTTCAGTAGATCTATAAGGTATAAACTTCATATCAGTAATAAACATACTCATCGTGATTGGATCAAATCCTTTTTTACTGGCCATTTTTATTAACATCTGCTGTTCACCAGCTTCCGGCTTCTTAATCTTGACAAGTGTTTTCATTTCTCTTGATTTCACTTTTGGGGCTTGGCCTGAAGGTTTCTTCTCTTCTTCAGGACGAGGGGCACTCATTCCTAGAACCTCATTAACGATCTTTGTATGCTCGTCCCTTTCCGCTTTGCTTCTCGTCCGTATAATATCGTCCATCTTACTAATCATTACACGCTTTGTCCCAGGTTTTATTTTACCTTTAAGCCAAGGTGTTCTTTCAATAATCTCCCGAAGGTGTGCGATGGTGAACTTTGCGTATCCTCGTCGGCCAGCCTGAAGAACAGGAGCTTCTTTAGGTTTAGGTCTAACAGGGGCACTTGCTTGTCTTTTTAATGAACTCTGTTTAGATCTAACAGGCACACTCTTCTGTCGTCCGAGCTTTGATGAGGCGGTAACTCCTTGTTTTATTTCTACCAACAGCCCATTATCCTTTTTAACATATCTTCCTTTCAGTAACCTCTCAACAAGGACAGGTTTATTAATATTACTATATGGGACATTGTATTTTTTAGCAATCACTTTCAGTTGAGGTAAGGTTAAATCTCCTTTCGGCATTTAATTTATTATTACATTAAAAATTATCCTTTTTATTTTATGTGTGACCTACGAGTAGTCCCATCCGGTAGGGGCGAATCCCAATAATCTTTACCATAACAAATTGAAAGCTCTTCACCCTTCTTAATATCTCTCACAGCATGAACATCTAAAAATGAAAAAGCAACGTTTCTCTTGTCTACATCGTATTCATCTTCTCCCTCAACAGATAAATCATTGATCATGTGACCATATAATCTATTATCATATCTTACATCGGGGTCAGCAAGACATGTGAAATCTTCAAATAATCCAACAGAGTAATTACCACATTTTTTATTTAAATAATCTTCTTCTTCAACTAATTTTTGATAATTAGGGTATACATCCTGACAAGTGGCATAAGATCGCTTACCCTCTTCTTGAACCACCACCCAACACACAGGATATGTTGTAATATATTCTCCTTCTTTAATATCCTCTGTCGCGAAAAGACCTTCACCTCCATTCGTAGCTTCTGATGTTTTTATTTCACATGGCTGTTTGTCATACTCTTCCTTTTCATTCACAGCTTGAAGTATCTGCCAGCATCCCATCTTCGCATCATCAATACTCATCATTTTAGTTCGTCCGTCGTCTTTGTCTTGATTCATTTAGATTTACTTTTATTTTTATTTAAGACTTCTGACGCTATATTTAGATCCGCATTATTCATTTTTTGAATCTTATAAATGATCCCCGATCCATCAGTAGTGTTAGCTAGTGACATATCAGGATTATGAATAGATGAAGTCACCTGTGAGATTACTCTTGATTTTGTGATCGTAAATGTATTTTCACTTTCGCCCTGAAAAAAGAAATCACCAAATCCATTTTCTTTATTTACTACATGAACTATCGGCAAGGCCTCTCCACCATCTCGGCCGCCAGTATACTTATGATCTGATATTATATCAGATCTAATCAAATAATAAGGTGTTATCATCTTACGAGCAAGATGCTCCGCCTGTATACTCGCTGATGTCTGATTCTCTGTCACAACAGGACAAAACTCACCTGCTGATATCTGTGAAACAACTGAATTGTCCACCATTCCTATCGGTAACTGATTATTATAAAAATTAGCTCCGAATTGATTAGATCTCCATTGTATGATATCACTACCATTCACAATCGCATTCGTTGTCAATGCTCCCGAAGGATCAAATACAATATTATCATTAATACGAGTTTGTCTTGTATCAGCCGAGTTTGTAGCATTAAATTGTTCATATGAAAATCCTAAAATACCCATGAATGAATTATCCCAATCCTTTTCATTGATGTTAAAACTATCAATAAAAATACCACTATCAGCATCAAATATATTCCATGGTTGAAGATTGAAATTGTGAGGGATAAATGTAATCTTGTTATCATCGCCATCTTTCGCTGTCAATTTCAATTGATAAGGCATCATTTCAGGACAAAAATCTGTTCTGTTAACTCTCTTATTTAAATACCATACAGGAGTCCCAGCATCCGTATTCACTGGCTCACCAGGATCACCCGGTCCTCCAGCATCAGGTGTATTGCCTGTATATTCAGGTGTATGAAGTGAACTAAACTGAAACTTGCTATTTTCAGGATCAAAGATCACACCAGGGTTAGATGCTCCAATTAATCGTTTCTGTATATTCTGTGCCTGTTGCCATTGTGTCGTGCTTGAGATTGGTTGGGTGCTAGTCCCAGTATAAAATGTTCTTTCATTCACATTACCATTCAAATACCCAGCATATAACATAATACTATCATTACCATAAGCATTAAAGTGAGGATCAAATCCCAAATATCTCTTGTATGTTGGGACACCATCGGCATCCGCATTAATATAATAATCATCTGTTCCGACGCCTGGGTCAGCATCTGCCCCTTCACTCCAAAAGGCTCTTGGGATACCTCCCACACGAGATGTATTAAATGCGATACAATCCTCATCGTAAATAACTGCCCCTCCTCCTCCAATAGGCTCTGTCTTTTGAACTCTTCGTTTTAGTGCGAATCCATAATACATAGATGATACTTCATCGCCACCCCACTGATTGTTTTTAGCCAATTCATCATGATAAATAAAAAGTGGGGCGGATTGCCCGTCGCCTCGCAGTGTGCCATCCGTAGGTGTAGTTCCTGCCTCGGCTTCATATTGATCATCTCCCAATTGATCAAAAGGAGGATTATCTTGAATATTCATGTGAATAAATCTTGAATTAGTTGTAGACAATCCAGTTAACTTAAAAAGTGAATTACCTTTATTAATTTGACTCCCGTAATAAGTATTATATAATGATGGATCTTCCGATTGAGCATCAAACCATGCTTTCAATAAATCCAAATTTGCCGTCGTCCACTTCCAATTTGTTATTATCTCACCATCTTGATTATTCCCAAAATCTAAACTATTCATCATTCGCGGATATAATACATTTCGCCATGATCGTAATGGCTTAACACCCACTCCCTGCCAATTACCTCCCGCATTGTCTGATATCTGTTCACAATTCTTTAATACTTCGTGTCCAGTATCCCACACATCAGGTCGTTTCACTCCGATTGTCTGATAATTACTCATATAATCCATTGCTCTCAATCCATCGTCCGTCGCGGCCGTGAAGGGAGAAACATACACCACAGGCTTATTACCCCAATAGGCTTCATAATTAGCTTGCTCAAATGTCCATGCTGTCGCACAACCAAATCCTTTATAAGTTGAACTATCACTCTCAATTGACACTTGGACTTGTTCAGATCCCACAGATGTGTGAGTTGTTGGAGCAGCTCTTGTTGGGACACTGCCCCCAGCTCGTCCCAAAATAAGTTTAGTAGTAGTCCTTTCATTTAATTGTGTTGTTAAACTATCAGCTATACTTTGAGGAGCTTGAAATCCTTTTTCTAATGATAATAATTTATCTTCTTTATATCGCACAAACTCACATAAACATGGGTCTCTGTCGTGGTCAGCATCAACATTCTTCTGAAATGTATCTCTATTAGGACCTGTATTTATTTTATTTTCGCTATCTCCGTGGATGATCGCTTCAGTATAAAAGTTTTGAGGGATAAAATACCCTTCTCGGGTTCTCTGAGCAAAATATTGATCCGCCATTACATAAATAGTATATCTTGAATTATCATTCTTTTGTTTCCATATACGATCATCTGTTTTTCCTGGTGTCGCTTCACTATTACTCGCATAGTGAGGGCTTGCTGGCACGGGAGTCTTACCATGCTTAAAATATTGTATATCAGATAAACACCTTTGAATTGGGTGACGACCTATCATCATAGATCTACCATTCCAGTAATTATCTACAGGGCCTTGGGTGGTAGCAGGTATTATTTTCGCCATCCAATCAGGATGATTGTAATTAGAATCATTTGGATCAAATGTCACTTTTTGATCCTTGCCTTTAGGGGCAGTTAATACATTACAATCAAATCTTCGCGGTAAATGAACATATCCATTCCCATTTGAGTTTTTATAATAAGATATTGACAAGTGTAATTCATTATCACGAAGCTGATGTGTTTTCTTTGTATTACTATATCCCACATATCCCGCTCCCCAGGGATGGAGATCCCGATAAGGCTGATAAGGGATCTCTGTGCCGTCTTGAGAATGATTCCAATACTTTTGAAATAAAACTTGATCAGTGCTCTCAACTTCATACTCTGTCTCAAGATTCTTTCCAGTAAACTCAATGACACCAGCTCCACACCCCACCTGTGATACAAAAGCTGAATGAACTGATACTTTATCTCCAGGATTTACTTTCACTCCTACCCCGGTCTTACACGTAAATTGAGAGTATTGTTCTTTATTATCCGCTTTACCCTCTTCAGAGTTCGCTCGGTTACAATCTATTAATATAGTGTCGGTGAACCCTTCCATTATACTAATAACAAATAAATAAAATTACAAAAAAAACTTAAGCGAATTGAACAGATACTCTTCCGTTTTCAAGAGTCAATTGTTTGATAGTCTCTAACCACACTCGCTGTAAATATCCCGAAGCAGAGGCTTGAGAATTACTCCAAGTCATGTATAGCTCCATACCACGGCTATTAATTCTTTCATTAGATCCAATCCTGAAACCACAATAAAATGCTGATCCCGAAAGATCGGTGGCGATGTGAGATCCCGGAGGACCAGTAAATGACTTCGTAGTGCTCGCGACCTGTAGAGAGCCAGCCGATAAACTCTCACCTTCACCCGAAAATACTTCACGGCTCGTAAAAGGTGTCATACCTTCAGCAGAGGCTGTATTGTGAAAGTGTCTAGCACTATTGTCAACATCTATAGGATATAAAAATGTATCATTATATTTAAGATTAAGAGTTGCTACTCCATTCACATTGTTGATATTATTTGCCCCTTGTCCGTAATCACGGAGTGGAGCATCGGCACGATATTGACCATTCATATTACGAAGATTTTTAGCTCTATCCTGAACACCCATGAAAATACGAGTAATTATACGACCTGCCCCTCCGATGTTTCGGATCAATTGAGTCGTAGGGATCTGTGCTCCATTACCAGCGATGCTGTATTTTGAAAGGCGGTAATCCACATAGGTGAATGTCAGGTTACGATTAGCATTCGCATAAGCGACCATCATATCTTGTGGATAATAAATATAATCAGCGATCAACTGCGTTTCAGTTGGATCTATTACAAGGACACCATCATCGTGACCAGGACAATAGAGGCGTTCGTCCTGTGGAGCAGTAAATATCTCTAATTGGACTAACTCGTCCATCATGTAGAGTGGGAGCTGTTGTGTCCTTAAAAAGGGGCAGAGGTCGGCGATTGAGACCTGAAAGTCAGGGACAGCTCGGGCAACAGACTTCTTAAGATTAGTCCAGTATCCTACCTTATAGATAGGATGGCCGTCGCCGTTGTCAGCTCCCTGTGTCGCGTCTTTATTCATAAACTGCTCTACACCTCCCGTATTACATGAATGCTGTTGAGAGGTGATCAGTTGACACCAACCATTATCAAATGCGAGAGAGTCAGCACGAGTGTTCGCAGGAGGCATAGTCCCAGCAGTCTCCGTGGCGTTATTAGGATTAGATCCAGCCCACCCAAAATTAAAATTACCAGCGGCAGCAACTTCATTATCTTTGTATTCAAATCCGTAGGCCATCACACGAGATGTTAAATATTGTTCTCTTTCTTTCATAGCTTCTTGAGATACAAATAATCCTTTGTATGCCATGAACTGGTTAAAATCATCTATTTCACAAATTGTCTTTGCTCCGATAGTTAATCTTACTCTTTGAATTAGAGCATATAATCCGACATTTACAGGTAGACATGAGTTTTGATTCGCATTCGTAAATCCAAATTTAATTTTGGACATTGAATGAAGAATCCCTTTGTTCTGAAATGCGAATCTTATGAAGCTATCATTTTGAACGACTGGATCTAAAATATCCGTCAAGACATCCATGGTAGTATCGGTAGGTATTGCCCCTATCTTTAAAAGATCCGGGATCTGCGTAGAGTTGGAGGAAGCCTTCGGCTCAACTTTGCTCAATTGAGTGTCCTGATTAGGGTTGTATGATTGTGACATTTATTATTTATTATATTTTATTTTCAACTTTTATTTTAAAAAAAATGGGAGGAGGTCTCTTTTTTAAGATACAACTTGAACACCTCCGTTGTTAAAGACGAGGGTATTTTTAGCATGAATAAATAAATAAACAGCATGGGGAACATCCTGCGTAATACCAGTCTCCAACTGAATCCCGAAGTTTTCAGAGGAGAAATCTTGGCCTTCGTCAGATATACTATCGTAATTTACCCCTACACCATATACAGAGCCACCTTCAGCCACAGACTTGTCAAATCCACCGACAAGACCATCCTGAGAGAGAGACCCAATAGGAACACCCAAAAATGTATTATTAGTTGAGGCCATAGATCTACCGATCTGTGAGAAGGAGCGGACAGCATCTAGGTAGTTTCTCTGAAGGGCAGGATCAACACTATCGTTCTGATTGTTATTACCTACGATAATATTTGGAGGATCTTTCTGTAGAGTGTCAAGGTTGTATTCAAGAGGGAATCGCTGACCACCTTTCATGAATACAGCTTGATTAATATTAGCAACACTTGATGTTGATGAATCACTATCTAAATAACGATTTGTGCCCCCAACAAGAGGTGCGGTTGACATACCATCCTGTCGTAAGTTATTAATGTTCTGGGCCGGAAGGAATGTCATAAATGCCCCTAATACACGAGATAATCCAAGATTAAAATTAATAATAGCATTTGATGAATTAATAGATGTGTAATAAGATGAAACTGATTTGTATTCAAATGTCCCACTTGTATCACTATTCATCGCGGTAGCCTCCGCCACAAGTCTCACATCCTCCATTTCATAGTAAGCATTCTGTAGACCTACAGAACCATCTTGAGTATATAATACATTGTTGTCAGGGGCAAGGTGAATCTCTATCAAGAGTCCTTTAGTCGCAGCAAGTGGGACAGCCTGAACTCCGTTAAATAGTCCACATGGAAGATGAGCACAGAAAGAGTTACCCGATCCTCGCTGTGAAGGAACAGCTAATACACTTTTCTTAAAACACCGATAAGAAGGCATGATTAAAGCAGTCTCCGAAAGGTGACCAAGACCATCTTTCAATGAGTTCAATACTGGAATAAATGAACTACAGAACTTATTGTAATGTTTTATGTGTTCAATTGTTTGATGAGTCATTTGAGATTTGATGACTAGCTGATCTATTACTGAATAAATACCCAAGCGATTGCTTTGAGCAGTCACATCGTCTAGTGAGACATAAGAGCCAGCTGCTGATCCAGTATCCTTACGAACACGATACTTACCTACAAGACGGACTGATCTACCAAGAATAGCTCGCTGTTGTTCACCAATAATAAACTGAATAATTGGATTACCATTCTTGTAAGAAATAGTGCCGTTGCTCGCGACATTTGAAGGGACGATTTCAAGATTGATTGTTGGCTGTGAGTTTGACATAGTTTTATTATGAAAAAATAAAAAAAATAAAATTATTTTTAATTTGATTTATATTTAGTTAAAAATTATCATTTAAACGACAAGACTGATTTGATTACCTTTGATAACGATTCTTCGGATGTGGTGAACAAAGTTCATCCATAATTTATTTTTAACTGGCTGAAGTCCAGCATCTGATTCAGTATATTCTATCTGTAAATTGAAATCTTTACCAGTAGTATTGTATGTGCCGTCTTGAAGTGAAAGAGCCCGGCCGATAATAGCATTCTCATGATACTTTCTGAAAGATAGAGGACGGATGCCACAGACCGAAAGTGCTTTCTCTAATTCAATTAATGGCTGTTGACCAATGCTTGTTTTATTGGCGATCTTTCTCGTAGAGACAGGACGACTCGGGTTCAGCTGACCATTGTAGAACCACTGATATTGAGTCGCATTGTCCCAAATACCAACGAGTCCTGATCTAACACTACAGATACTTTGATCTAAACATCCCGCAGGACCATCAGTGCCCGATCCATGGTCATCTTCTTTATTAGGTGGTGTCTCTACATAGGTGATACCAGTAGCATCAGGGATCACATCAGCAGTATTACCAGTTCCGTTGGCGTTCAGCATCCCAGCAGCCTGACCACCATATCCTGATATCTGTATAGATTGAGAGTAAACACTCGCATCCGTTGGGACTGATAAAATACCTCGGGCTCTCGTTTGATTCAGAGGCATTCTAATATTAGCAACAACATCTGAAGCAAGTTGAGAATACTTGTAGTTAGTAGCTGATAAGAAATCATAATTAATCGTGCCCCCCGATTTCATCATGGACATCATCTTTCTCACATATCCTTGGGGCATATCTAGTTTCTGTAAGACAAGGTTCACATCGCTTACTTGATATGATGCTGTGTTGAAATTACCCACAGCCATCGGATTACCAGCCTCATTATTCGTAAGACCGGCAGAGACAGATGTAGATACTGCCCCTACTTTACCAAGAGTCCCCGAAATATTTGCCCCTGAAGTATTCTTCAGAGTCTTCGTCAATCCAACCTTTACTAATCCATAATATCCTCCCTCTTTAGTCGTCGGTGCGGTGGCATCTCCCGGAGCCCACGAGATATCTTTTACTTCACAATAATCTAAATTAGATCCACCGCTGTCTTGAACCTTGAACACTTGTAGTGATTTAGTCGCAAGAACATCAATAGTTGTATCGCAAAGCTCAAATGTTTCTCCAACAACTAGAGGGAAATTAGATAAATCAGTCATGTTATTATCACGCTTGAAGAAGATGTGATCAGTGGTCTTGGTGTTCGCCCAAACTTGGGCTGCTCCCGATAAATCACCGATATCATGTCCACTAATAGAATGGAAAATAGGGGTAGAACGGAAACCTCTAACACGAGATACTTGATCTAACTGACGAACACATTTCGCAGCATCCTCCAATAAAATCTCAATACGGAGTCCTTCAGTCAACATCGCCGGGAACACTCGGTCATTTGAAAAGATACCAGTATTGATCGGCAGTAAACACCTCACAACATTCTGACCAACATTCACCTTTGAAGTGCCAGTCACAGTCGTATTGTATTTATCAGAGAACTCCCCATTCACATTCTGAAGTTTGCCTAATCCGAAGGTGTAAGGCTGAAAGTATGGATTATGACCAACATTGTTTAAATCAGATTTACGAACACCTCGGGTGTTACGACATGCCTGCGAGAAATAGGTGCTACCCTCCGTGAGAGCTCTTTTCTTTCTAATTGTATCATCACTTTCGTAATCATACTTAATCGCAGTCAGAGTATTGTAATTTTGTATCTCTTCAAGTAAGACACCACCTGCCCCTCCAGAATAGATGCGAATATCCTTGATTAACACTTGTCCCCCGAGGTCAGCATCTAACTGAAAGCGAGTAGGGGCAGTGGGTAGGGTGTCAATCGTAACATCCCATTCTAAATAAGATTCTTTCGGCTGAAAGAATCCTACACTATTCGCTGGGATAGTAATATGGATAAGGCCGCCGTCTTTGAAAGTAAGGCCATTTTCGGCAGGGATTTTAACTTTGGTCTGAACGATTGGGATTTTATCATCAGTGCTCCAGAAACTCATTTTATTATGAGTAAATATAAAAATTATCATAAAAAAAAAAATTAATTTTTAGTGTTATTAATCAAAACGCTGCGACACCTCCTGTCTGAGGTTTTGCCGATTGAGTTGAACTAGCGATCTGACCTCCCGAAAGAACACTTGTAGGTGTTACTAGATTCGCTTTTTGTTCTGCGATCTGTTGTTTCTGTTGATCATCAAGACCTCCTTTCTTTGTTTTTTCAAATTGAGCCTGGTTGCTATCTCCCGCATAATCTTCAACTCCAGAAGCCACATTTAATCCCAATGCGATAGGAGTTAAGAAAGGTAAAAATATACTCGCAGCATCTACGACTCCTCCAGCGATACCCAACACGTTCCCTGCCTTCTGGTCAGTATCCATGGTATTCCAGCCACCAGCTATATCCTTCGTAAGACTCACACCGGCCAATGCTAGTCCAAGACTATGACCAACTACATCACCTATCGCCGCCGCAGACTTACCACTCTCACCTCCGATCTTGCCAGCTACTCTTGAAATAAACCTTGGGAGACCCGATGAAGCTTCTTCGGTGGCAGGGCCGGTTGCCCCTATCTCACCAAACTTGCCAGCTAACTCTCCAGCTTTTGATGTGATACCCTCCTTTATGAAACTTGGAGAAAGAAATGTCTTAACAGATCCAAGAGTATCTGTCGCAGATCCAAGACCTTCGCGGGCTTGAGTAGTAATGTATGCTTCTGTTTGCCCAGCATCTCGTAATCCTTGCTTTGCTGTCTCTACATTAGAGAGACGATTGACCTCGCGAGCATCTTGAAATCTACCCGACATTCTCTTGTAGTCTCCTATAGCTGAAAATAAATCATTCGCTCCAAATCCCATATCTTCTCTTTTAGGTGTAACAGAATTATTTTTATTTGTTGTGTCTAATCCCACAAATCCTTGTTTGATACTACCTATATTAGCATTAATAGTCATGTTCGTTGCCACAGAGTGTGCCATCGCTGAATTACCAGTTGCCAACATTGAACTCGCCCTTTCATCCATTATTTATTATCTTCTTGTATTTTATTTTCAGAAACTTTATTTTTTTCAGAAACACTTGTCATATTTGTAACAGCATCACTTGGATTATCTTTCTGTCCACCTAGAGCTATCATCGTTTCAAAATTGTGCCAAGCTTGAGGAGGATTCTCCGTAAGATTTAAATAAAGAAAGTCATACTTGTTAGGTGTCGCTTGATGATAAATCTTCAAAAAATTATCTGCCCCTCCAAATTGATCACCCATCTCTTCAGCTATCTTTGACAGCTCCTTGTTGTTAGGGAAAGGTGATCCAATAATCATGTGAGTCGCATTAGATCTAATTACAGGACTTACTTTTCGGTAGTTTTGAGATGACATTAATAAAAGTTTAATACCATAATGACGAAATCGTGAGGCCAGTGAATTAATCTTTGGCTCTCGTCCTCCTTTACCTTTGAATATCCCTATCACATCATCTAGTATTAAGGCAATGTCAGGTCTCATACTTAAATCATCGTATGATTTCTGTTCATCTAATATTTGATCTAATAGTTCATCAGAGTATTCATCGTAACATGAACAACTCTTCTTTAAAAATCGCGATGTCTTATCATTGTAGATTGTTGGAGATATTACTATAGTATCATCAAAATACTCTTGTCCGTAAAATCCACTATTCAAAAGAAGGTTACTGATGATAGTAGATTTACCTGTGCGGATCGGTGATATCATCAATAGTAGAGCAGGAGGCTGTGGTAAATTAGGATGTAATGGTTTCTGTGTCTCCTTAGGAGGATCTTTAACGGGTAGCACGACAGGGGCACTCATTTATTAATATACTATATTTTATAAAAATAAATAAAACTATGCGAAACAAACAGACCACATGTCGTCGGGGTCTTGAGGTTTCACAGCCTTCGCCACAACACGATGGATATCGGCTTCTTTTTGTTTCTCCTCTTGTTCTTGGATCTTCTTTTGTTTTCTCGCTTTTCTCTTTACTTCATACTTCTCAATCGCAGCCTCTTGAACCCTCACCAATAAATCTTCATCAATCTCTTCAAAAGCATGTGATTTTATTGTCTTTACTTTGACAGGGGCAGGTGCTTCATCCTCTGACTCCGACTCCATTGGATTGTGAGGAGCAGTCATATTTTTAGCTTCTTTCTTTGCTTTCGCTTTTGCTCGTCTTTCTTGTTGCTGTAATATCTTCTTCTCTTGAGCCTTTCGTCTCCTCACCTCCAATGCTTTCTTTCGGGCTTGAGCCAAATGTTCACGCTGTGAGTCGGAGATCTGCCGTTTCTTCTTTTTAGGTTTCGCATCCTTAAATACATCTTCATCGTCTTGAATCTCCTTCGGTGCGATTGGTAGCTCTTCTTCTTCTTCTTCTTTATCCAACTCTTCTTTTATTTCTTCTCTAATAATATCATCGTCGCCTTCAAATGCGTCCACAACAGGCACTGCTGCTGTATTAATAGCTTCTTTTAAATGCCCATCATCAGACGTGACATGTTCTGTTGTAGTTTTTATTTCGTCAACTGGAATTACTTGCGGTAGTAGATCACTCATTTATAGAAGATATAGAAAATTATTTCTAAATATTTTCTATATTTTATTAAAAAATATCAAAATTAAAAAACTAAAATTAT